AACGACGAGCTTAGGGCCGAGATGGCTTTGCTCAAGTCAGCGGCAGGGGGAAGCATGAAAGGCTGGGTCAAGGAGACCGCGTTCGATGAGCTGCGCGCCAAGCTGAAGGCGGCCAAAGAGGATGCTGACAGGTGGTTCAGTCACTTTAACAACGTAACCCATGAGTGGACTACGTGGTTTATGAATGGCAACCACACCATCGAGGCGCTCCCGCCTGACATCCGCAAGGCCATCTATGAGCATTACCTAGCTGAGGCGAAAGCTAAGCTGGGCATTGTCGATGAGCCCGCGCCTAAGCCCAAGCGCAAGACACCTGTGAAGAAGGCGGTTCGCCGTGGCGCTAAAGCTACCAAAGGCCGTTGATACCGCTCTGCTGGTCAAGCAGATGGAGAAGCGCAGGTGTGAGCTAGACCTCGCTTACTTCATCCGCAGGTCATGGCATATCGTTGAGCCGGGCGCTCCCTATGTGGAGAACTGGCACATTGAGTTCATCTGCGCCCACTTGGAGGCCATCACTGACGGCGAGGTCATCAACGAGGAGGTATACAACCGCCTTCTCATCAACGTGCCGCCGGGCATGATGAAGTCACTCCTAGTGGCGGTGTTCTGGCCAGCTTGGGAGTGGGGGCCGAAGAACATGCCCCACATGCGCTACCTCTGCCTGTCTCATGATGGGGCCAACTCAGTGCGTGACAGCTTGCGCATGCGTAGGCTTGTCAGCTCTGAGTGGTATCAGGAGCACTGGGGCGACAGGGTTAAACTGGTGGGTGACCAGAACGTCAAGACCCACTTTGAGAACGCTGCCACGGGCTTCAGGCAGGTAACCTCGTTTGACAGCGTCACTGGTAAGCGTGGCGATAGAATTCTCCTCGATGACCCCAACTCATGGGAGAGCGCCAACTCGGAGCAGCAGCGCAACAGCGTGAACGAATGGTTCTTGGGCGCGTTGCAGACACGCTTGAATAACCCTGCCAAGAGCGCAATCATTGTAATTATGCAGCGCCTCCACGAGGAGGACGTGTCAGGAGTTATCCTAGAGCACGCTGGCACTGGGCTGAACTATGACCACATCATGCTGCCCATGCGGTATGACCCAAGCCGCTCAGCTCCAACCAAGCTAGGCTATATTGACCCACGCAAGGATGAGGGCGAGCTGCTGTTCGAGGAGCGGTTCCCCCTGAGCTATGTGGACCGCATCGAGAGGATTATGACGCCCAACGATGTGGCTGGGCAGCACCAGCAAGCTCCGTATGCCAAGGGCGGCAACATCATCAAGGATGACTGGTGGCAGACATGGAAAGATGCCCAGCTCCCTCTATTCGACTACATCTTGGCCAGCGTAGACACGGCATACACGGCGGACCAAGAGAACGACTTCTCTGCTTTGACCATATGGGGTGTGTTCACCACGGGCACCGTGACCACGCCGACAAAGACCATCTCGCGTGATGGCAGGGTGTATGAGTTCAGCCGGAACGAGGAAGACAGCGCCCCTAAGCTTATGCTGCTTGAAGCATGGCAGGAGCGGCTGGAGTTCAGGGACTTGATTGAGAAGATAGCCAAGACCTGCCGTGGCAGGAACGTGGACAAGATTATCATCGAGAACAAGGCCGCCGGGATAAGCGTAGCCCAAGAGCTTAGGCGGGTGTTTCGCGATGAGACGTGGGGTGTGCAGCTCATGGACACCAAGCGCTTGGATAAGGTTGCCCGGCTGCACTCCATTGCGCATTTGTTTGCCGAGGGTGTGGTGTGGGCTCCTGACAGAGACTTCGCCACCATGGTTATGAGACAGGTGAACTCTTTCCCCAAGGGCAAGCACGACGACTTGGTGGACACGGTTAGCCAAGCAATACGTCACCTGAGAGATATAGGTATGCTGACACGCCTGCCAGAACGCGTGGCAGAAATCGAGCAGTCCAAGCTCTGGTCTGGCCGTCCTCCGGGGCCGTTATACCCAAGCGCTTGAAGCCTGTTGCAGTTTCCTTGCTTCTCTGGTAAACTAACCAGAGCATGAGGAGGCTGAAATGAGCATGGCGGAGCACCCCGAGAATAAGTGGTTCACCCGCGTTTCTTCGCTTGAAACCTTGCATGAACTGACTGAGCGCCTGTTCCCCACGTGGCTTAGTAGTCGCGGGCAAACGCTTGTCAATAGCGTGGAGGGTGTCGTCCTGTACAATAAGCACGGGCAAGAGGTAATCATCGGAACTATTACCGAGATTAGGGGCAACAACAACGTAAAGTATTGGCAGGAGCTTGTCGCTCGCCGTGTGGATGGGCTGTTCAGCAAGCAACTCGCCCTTGAGATGGCGCTGGCATTGGAGCACGAGCTATGATTACGTTCGACAGAGGGAATGGCTTTAACCGCGCGTTTCTTTCAGGAAGGTTTAAGCCGAACGCCTACAACTTCGAAGTGTTGTACAACAGAATGTGGGGTGAACTGCCCGCTAATTGGGACATCACTGGCTTCGAAGATGAAGAAGGCACCACTACCCTTATCTGGAATGGCCACGGGCAAGCGGTGGTTATCTCCACCCCTGAAGATGTTGCAAGGCGCAGTGGAAAGGAGAGCGAGGAATATTGGTCGAACCAAGTGTCTTATTGCGCTGGCAAACTAGCGGGGCTTCAGGACAAGCTTGAGAAAGCTCTAGAGGGCGTGTGATGAGCGATGAAGAAGTAGCCTACCGCAATCCGCCCAAGAGAATAGAGAACTACGGCGACGTCTACCGCTTTGCGCGCTTCCTGTACCCTGATGTGGGCAAGGATGGCGAATTCCGCATGCAGACGCAGTTCGGGGAGGATGGCAAGGAGAGGCTGTTCTTAACCAATGACCACGGGCAGCAGGTGTTGGTCGCACAAAACAGCATCCCTGAGAATTGGCGAGGCAGCATAGAGGACTTTGGTCCGCTTCGTGCGCGCTGGGTATCCCACTTGGACCGTTGCCGAACGCAAATGATGAACCTGACCGGCAAGCTGGAGAAGGTCCTGAAGGAGCTACAGAAATGAGCGAGCCTAACGTGGCTTTCCTAGACGAGCTGTTCGACATTACGATAAGGACTGTGGGGCCTTTACGAGATGTTCGTGTCGAACAAGTGTGGAACTCGGATTACCCCACAGGAGCTGTAATGCTAACCAACGCGCACGGGCAGGAGGTCGTTGTCGGGACATCGGTCGATGTGCGCGAGGCAAAGGCGTCAGCGGATTGGTGGGCCATGCACGCCAACTCTTGTATAAACAAGCTAGAGCGTATGAGGCTGAAGCTGGAGCGGCTCGTCGATACGAAGGGAGACGTGTGATGGGCGGCGTTCCGAACGGCTATCGCAACTGGGATGGAGGCAACCGCATACTCACGCAGAGCGACCTGTGGGACCTGTTCAAGTTCAGGTACTCTGTTCTGGTCATGCTGGGGTGGGAGTTTGCCAGCGGTGAGTATCCGAACGGGGAAGGCATAGGCATGTTCAACAAATATGGGCAAGAGGTCAACGTTGCCTATGACAGCGAGCTTGCGGCAGGCCTTTACGACTACTACTGGAACCGCCGCATAGATGAAGCCGTGACCAAGCTAAGCAATATGGAGGGGCGTCTTGAAGACGTACTGGGGGTTAACAATGGCCAAGGCTAGAACGATGGGCGATGCCCGCGCCATAGCTGAGGAAATATGGGCACACAGGTTCCTTGAAGCCACAGGGCATGAGCGATGGGTAATACTGCAAGACATGGCCACGGATACGCTTATTGTGGTCAATGAGCATGGGCAGGAAATGACTGTGGTAAGCCGTTTCGAAATCGAGGATTGTAGAAATGAAGACGATGTAGCGAGGCTAATAAACGCGCGCCTTGTCGTTTTCTCATACCTTGAGTCCCGCCTACTCGTGGTCTTAGCAGAGGCCAAATAGTCCTCTTGCCTATACTTAGGCTGTTCTGTATATGTTAGGTAGACCTAGCGTATACAGGACATTATGCCCCTAGTTCCTCTGAACACGCGCCACTCTATTCGCCAAGACCCCATCACGTCTCGCAACGTGCAGGACGGCGTTGTGGTCAATCTCTTCGACGAGGACCATGGGCACGACATCGCTGTCCCTGACAAGAATGGCAGCGTCACCAAGATTGAGCACAGCGACGGCAGCGTCACCATCAGCATTGACGGGACATCGCTGGATGCTGAGGAAAAGAAGAAGAACCTGAAATGGTTCGACAATCTGGCCGAGCACATCGGCGATGTCCATCTCGCCTCCATCAGCGAGGAGCTGCTCCGGGCCATCGAGGAGGACCAGAAATCCCGCGAGGACTGGCTCCAGCAACGCGCTGATGGCATCAAGCTATTAGGCCTGAAGATAGAGATGCCGGGCCTGCAAGGGGCCTCAGACGGCGCTCCCGTGGAGGGTATGAGCAAGGTTCGCCACCCGCTGCTTCAGGAAGCGGTGCTCAGGTTCCAAGCTAATGCTAGGTCTGAATTGCTCCCCACGGACGGCCCCGTTAAGGTGCGCAACGACAACAACGCAGCCGACCCCAAGGAAGATGAGCTTGGGAACGCCCTTGAGAAGGATTTTAATC